CGTGCCGAAAATACATCAACCAAATCTGTTGACCAGACCAGTGAAGAGCGCATGCAGGAGAATTCGCCGCTGTACACTATGGCGAGTTCACTGGAGGACGCGCTCGATAACATCCTGCAGATCATGGCGGAATGGCTCGGTGAAACTGAGGGCGGCAATGTCGATGTACGCACTGAACTGGATGTATCTGCTCGGACGTTTGATTCCTCAGCTGCAACGGCTGTTCAGTCACTTCGGCAGGGTGGTGATATTCGCCAGATTGATGCGGTTCGCGTTCTTCAGGCGCTGAAATTCATCGACCCGGACGCGAAACCTGAAGAGGTGATCGACGAACTGAGGAACCAGCAGGTGACGCTTGTCGGCGGCCTGAATAATCCAGGTGGTTGAGATGGCGACGGCGAATGAAAAACTCAGTGACGAAAGCCTGGCTCATGCGATTTGGGTGAGTCAGTACAGCACCGGAGTCGCGAACAGGATGATAAAAATCCTGAATGACAGCGATGCAGAGCTTACGGCCAGGCTGCTGGTGGCGATGGATACCCTCGATGCGGAAAGTTTCACGGTGTCGAGGCTAGAATCTCTTCTGGTCAGCGTCAGGGCGTTAAATCGTGATGTGGTTCAGTCGATGAGCGAAAGCCTCGCCGGCGAGCTGCAGGAACTGGCGCAGCATGAGGCAGGATTTCAGCTAAGTCTCTTCCAGTTCGCGATCCCCGATGATGTGCTGGCGCTTCATCCGCTGGTGGGAATTTCACCGGACGCCGTTTATGCCGCAGCAATGGCTCGGCCTTTTCAGGGGCGGTTACTGAGCGAGTGGGCCAGTACCCTTGAAGCCGACCGCATGACGCGCATCACCAATACCGTCAGGCAGGGCTTCCTGCTGGGCGATACAACGGAACAGGTTGCGCGAAAAGTTCGCGGCCATGCTAACCGCGGCTACCAGGATGGCGCGCTACAGATGAGCCGCACCAATGCTGGTAGCATTGCAAAAACAGCAGTAGGGCATCTTGCGGCGACGGCGAGGAAAAGTTTTGCGGATGCGAACGACGACCTTCTTAAGGGTAAGCAGTGGTTGTCCACTTTGGATAACCGGACATCGAAAGACTGTCGAATTCGCGACCGTCTCAAATACACCCTGGCAAACAAGCCGATCGGCCATAAGGTGCCATATCTGCAGGGACCAGGCAAAATTCACTGGTGTTGTCGAAGCGTCGAAACCTACATCCTGAAATCGTCTGATGAGCTCGGTATTGCTATAGGACAAATATCCGATAGCTCGCGCGCCAGCACGAACGGGCAGGTGCCGGCGGATACCGATTATCACGGCTGGTTCTCGCGCCAGTCGTTCACGCGACACGCGGGCCAGGTTGATTCGTGATGGCGGCATGTCTCCTGATGAATTCTACAACGACAGGGGCGAATGGTTGACGCTGGAGCAATTGCGGGAACGTGACGACCAGGCATTCAGTGACGCCGGACTTTAAACATGAAAATTCATTCAAAGGCTGCCTCCGGGCGGCCTTTTTTATTGCCGCAATACCGGATGGTGAGCGGTGTAACGGTCGGATGACCCCGAAAAGGTACCAACATGAAACTGAAGACAGTTGAAGTAAATGGCAAACACTATGCGGAAGTTGATGCGAACGGTCTCCCTATGTACGTCCACGATGACGGACAGGAGATCGGCTTTGATGCTGTGCAGGCAGTAGGAAAAATTTCCTCACTGAATGGTGAGGCAAAATCTCATCGTGAAGCCAAAGAAGCTGCTGAAGCCAGCCTGGCTAAATTCGCCAAAATTGGCGATCCGGCAAAGGCGCTCGAAGCGCTGGAGATGATGACTAAAATCGACCAGAAAAAACTGATCGACGCAGGCGCAGTTGATCAGGTTAAAGCGGATATCACCAAATCATTCCAGGCCCAGCTTGATGAAGCTACTCAGCGTGCGACGACCCTTGAAGGCCAGCTTTATCAGGAAATGATCGGCGGCCGGTTCTCTGGCTCGAAATTCATCGCAGATAAAGTAGCAATTCCGGCAGATATGCTTCAGGCGCGGTTCGGTCAGTCCTTCAAAGTCGAGGACGGCAAAGTCGTTGCCTATGATGGCTCTGGCAACAAAATTTATTCCCGCTCAAAGCCAGGCGAACTGGCGGCCTTTGATGAGGCGCTGGAGTTTCTGGTGGAGCAGTACCCACAGAAAGACCACATCCTTAAGGCCAGCGGCAATCAGGGAGGAGGCTCTCGCCAGTCTCAGCATTCACTCGGGCAGAAAACGATGAAACGCGATGCGTTTACCAGTCTGAGCCCGACAGATCAGCAATCAACTCTCAAAGACGGTATCACCATCGTCGATTAATTCTTTGCCAGCCGTCGGATGGCTGCTGGTGCCAGAGCTGGATAGCTCAACCAACCCTATATTTTAATCTCCAAGGAATCCATACACATGGCTAATACGCTTACCGGGTTGATCCCGACTATCTTCACGGCTCTGGATACCGTATCTCGCGAACAGGTTGGTTTTATCCCGGCTGTATCGCGCAATGCGAAAGCTGATGCGGCCGCGAAGGACCAGACTGTTACTGCGCCGGTCGCGCCACCGGCAACTACTGTCGATATTACGCCGGGAGCCACGGCGCCGAATGACGGCGACCAGACGATCGGCACGGTTGATGTCAAAATCACCAAATCCAAAATGGCCCCGGTTAAATGGAACGGTGAGGAACAACTGGCGCTGGGGCCAGCAGGTACCTACAACACCATTCTTGCGGATCAGTTTAAGCAGGCTTTTCGCGCGCTCGCTAATGAGATGGATGCAGATCTCGCAGCTCTGTACTTCGCATCTTCTCGTGCTGTTGGTACGGCCGGCACCGCTCCTTTCGGTATTGCAGGTGATTTGTCTGATGCGGCAAATGCGCGTCAGGTTCTCTCTGACAACGGTTCGCCGACAACTGATCTGCAGATGGTTCTCGGTTCTTCGGCTATCGCTAACCTCCGCGGTAAACAGTCTGTTCTGTTCAAAGTAAACGAGTCCGGTACTGATGCGCTTCTGCGTGAAGGTATTGTGGGGCGACTGGAAGGTTTTAACATCCACGAATCCGCGCATGTTAAGAAACGCGCTGCATCCCCGGCCGCCGGATACCTGGTGAATGGTGCAAAAGCTGAAGGTGAAATCCTGATTGCGATTGATACCGGGACAGGTGCTTTTGCTGCCGGCGATATCGTGACTTTCGGCGGGGACAACAATAACTACCTGGTTGCTGCGGCGACTGCCACGACCATTACTCTGGCTTCTCCGGGCTTACGTCAGGCGCTGGCCGATAATACCGCTATTACTGCTGGTGGCGCCTACACCGCAAACATGGCGTTTGATCGTAATGCATTCCTGCTGGCATCCCGAACTCCGGCAATGCCGCAGGGCGGCGATACCGCAGATGATGTGATGAACGTTACCGACCCGGTCTCGGGCATCACTTATCAGGTGGCGCTGTACCGTCAGTACCGCCAGGTGCGTTACGAAGTCGGCCTGTCATGGGGTGTGGCGGCAGTGAAAACTGAACATTCGGCTCTGCTGCTGGGTTAATTATCAGGGGCTTCGGCCCCCTTTTTAATGGAGGTCGTATGGCTGGATTAACCAAAGAGCAGCGAGCTCAACGAGCGGCGGAAAAATTTGCTGCCGAGCTGGCTGAGCCGAACAATTCTCAGCAGGAGCAGGAGCAGGAGCAGGAGCAGGAGCAGGAGCAGGAGCAGGAGCAGGAGCATGAGCAGGAGCAGGAGCAGGAGCAGGAGCAGGAGCAGGAGCAGGAGCAGGAGCAGGAGCAGCACTTGGTAGTAATGGTCACGGATTATCCTACATTCCCCGGCGCACCGATAACCGCAGATGTCCACCCTGAAGAGGTTGAAAACTGGAAGGCGCACGGCTGGAAAGAAATGGAGTGATGCATGATCACTTTCACCACCGTTGAAGACGTCAATTCGATTCTCGGTACCACCTGGACAGATGAAAGCAAAAAAGCCAAATCTGTGCTGATGGCCAATATCTGGATGAATGGACTTAACCTGAAACTGCCATGCAATAAGGCAACTCACGAAACCATTATTCCTGACGATGTGAAACAGGCTGGCGCCTATGCGGCGCTGTCGGCGGCAAATGGCGGGCTGTATCAGCAGAAAACTGATTCGGGGGTATTGCTGAGTAAGACGGTTGACGCTGACGACGTTTCTGTTTCAAAGACCTTCGCAGAACTCGCTACCAACAGCTCTGCATTGCTTGATTCTGACCTGCAGCTGGCGCTGGCCATGCTTAAGCCCTATGGCGCTAGTCAGTCCCAGGTGCGGCTGGTGAGGGGGTGATATGGGTATTCGTGACGAGTTACAAACTGAAGTTGCCGCAGCATTCGATACCGACCTGCAGGATGCGGTTAACGAGTTCGCCGGGAGCTACACCGTTCGAGGTGCCTGGGACCCGGTGACGGAAACCGGCACTGAAACGCAGGTGACTTACTCGGGGCGTGGAGTGTTGGCGCGCTATAAACTGAGCCGTATCGATGGCGCTAACATTCTGCATGGTGATGTGAAGCTAACCGCCCTGGTTAACGAGGTGACTGATAAGCCGGCCGTCGGGCATATCATCACCGCACCGGATCCGATTACGGGTGAGCTTCAGCGCTACGAGGTCATCACCGCTTCTGCCGACTCTGCTGGCGCTGCGTACTCCATTCAACTGCGGAGGGCGTGATATGGCTAAGGGCTGGAACATTGACCCGGCGGCATTCGCCGGGCTGGTGGCCGAAGATGTCAAACTACGCCAGCGGACAATCGCCATTCAACTGCTGAATGAAATTGTTCAACGGTCGCCGGTAGGAAACCCGGAGCTGTGGGCCATCAACGCGACCGCGGTTCAATACAACAAAGCTGTTGGGGAATGGAACGAATCTCTTTATGCCGATCCTTCTAACCTGACCAAAACCGGAAAGCTCAGGAAGAAAGTCCGTGTTAATGACAGCATGGATATCAGGCGGCCGGCTGAGTATCGCGCCGGAACCTTCAGGGCATCGCATTTTGTCAGTATCGGCGAACCCGATCATTCCGTCCCGACCGAACCGGATCCGCGTGGGACAATGACGTTTCTTAATGGCAAAAATATCATTGACCAGGCGCCAGCCTACTCGGTGATTTACATCCAGTCGAACCTGCCTTACTCCGTGCCTCTGGAGAATGGCCACTCAACGCAGGCGCCGACAGGCGTCTATGCCGTCTCGTTTAATGGTGTGATTCAGGCCTACAAATGACTCTCACAGAAATCAGAAACGCTGCCATTTCCCGAATGGCGGCACAGACCGCTATTGCCTCTGATGCGGTGGATTATCCCAATGGTCCGGTATTTGACCCCGGCGGCCGCGATATCTGGGCCCGCCTCACTAACATTGCAGGACAGGCTGGCGCAACCGAGATCGGGGACGGGCCGGTCGTGCACAGGACAGGTTTACTCATCATTCAGCTGTTTGTTCCGGTCGGTTCCGGGACGTTGCTTATCTCGCGGACCGCCGATCAGCTAACGGAGCTATTTGAGTTCAAGGACGACGGAAAGCTGAGTTATTTCGCCGTTTCTGCTGTGCCGGCAGGCGAGACCAATGGCTGGTTACAGCTCAATCTTCAAATTCCTTATCGCGCTCTGTAGCGCACAAAAAACAGGAGGCTCCTGTGAGCTCAGGTGCAAAAGTAGTAGCCGCGTTTATTCGTGAGACAACGCCAGGTATCACGCCAACAGCAGGGGCGTGGAACCTGCTGCGGCGTTCTTCATTTGGTCTGAAACCAACGCAGAACACCAACGACAATGACGAAATCGCTGGTGACCGCATGGCGCAGGGTGTTTCACGCGGCACTGTGGATGTCGGCGGCGATGTCGGCACGCGGTTTCGCTGGAACCAGCATGATGATTTTCTTGCCAGTTGTTTCGGTGCCGAATGGGTAAATAACGTGCTGACGATGGGTAACGGTCGTATTACGTTCTCCGTGGCGACCTTTGCCAGTGATGTGGGGATCGCCCAGATTGCCCGCGGTTGCCAGGTTGGCACCTTCCAGATGGAAATCCCGGCCGATGGTGATATCACTGCAACCATTACGTTTGCAGGGCTGGACTGGGAGACGAAAGGGGACGACACAAGCTATTTCACCGCACCGGTGGATTTGGCGGGGGCGCTGCGTTACTCCTTCAAAGAGGTCACGAACATCCGGCTGAATGGTGTTGATGGCGGGACAGGCTTCTGCGTCGACACCTTTAACATTCAGTTCAACAACAATATGCAGACCCAGCGCTGCATCGGTACCGGTTCTGCATTCGCCGGCGCAAATATTCCGACAACCTTTACCCCGTCAGGTCAAATCACGCTGTCATGGTCAAAGGCTGCCTGGGAGGTTTACAAAAAAACGTTCACCGGCGAAACGGTGCCGTTTAGCTTCACGCTGGAGAATGCTGAAGGCGCCTATACCTTCGATTTCCCGGAAGTGCAGATCTCCGGCGACTGGCCGGATGCGGGGAGTACTGACATTGTTCAGGTTCAGCTGGATATCACCGCGGTCAATACGCCGCCAACTATTACCCGCGTTCCTGCCACTACTGGCGGTGGTGATTAACATTAGCCCTCTTTGGAGGGTTTTTTTATGGAGTTTTTATGCTGATTGTTACCCCGAAA